GGGACTTGTTGGGTGAAAACGTCAAATATGGTCTAGAGAAGAATGTGACCCTACCCTCAGCCATACAGCAGCAAAGACCCATGCTTATGCAGACGTCTTCCAGCACCTCATAGCAGGATCTAAATTGGCTGCTATCAGAAACAACCATAGTCCTGTCTCTCTGCAACTCCTGCTTGGGTATGTTGAAGGTAGAGCTGGTGATATAGGTATTATCAAATACCGAGAATGCGGGGCTCCACGGGTTAGCCGATCCCGTAGAAGGGGTTGGCGTTCCGATCTCCCTGAACATAACCTGTTCGGGAGAGCTGTAAAGTTGAGTGTGGGGGAGGTTTTTTAATAGTCTATAAATAGTTTTAGCCACAGACACCTTGTCGGTATATGCCTCTCCGTTGTCATCAGCAAAATTGTACAAAGCGAGAGTACCTATACCATCAGAGAATCTCATCTCTACTGAGATGGGCTCATCAGATATCACTTCTGAGCATTCCTCTGGAATAAGGAGACCGCACCATATCAGAGAAAAGGCTTCGTCCTTATATTCATAGAAAGCACACGATATAGGATTGTCCTTGTCCGTCTTTGTCGCATCAAAGAAGGCGTTTCTCTGGGTATAGCTCATATAGGCAGACACCCTCATAGACGAACCAATGAGCGGCGGCATCAGATCGGAGGACTGATAGTCCAACGAAATGTTCGAAACGTCGAAACTCGTAGGAGTTCCAACAGAAGAGCTTGCGTATAAATCGTGGATGTCAAGCTTATACCTTACCCCGGCTTGGCTGACATACTCCGTGCTAAATAGGTGTTTAACCGCCATAAGTTCTGTCGTAGGAATTCAACGCTCTTTTGTTCGAAAGATAGATGGTATGACCGCTAATCGATCCATCTACTGTGACTGGAGTCGACTTTGTAAAAGACCCTAGACCAAATTGACTTGTGGCAAAGTTGCTAAATGTACCATAGCTTGCTTTTAGATTTCCTGCTGTTTTCCCTATACCTGAAGCGGCGTACTTACCTCCAGACAATATGTTTATCAGAATCCACATAGCAGCTATGGCTATAAGCTTTCCAATAATAGCCGTAAGCGCATCAATGAAATTTCTTTTAAGAACTTCGGCGAAAGACTTAGTGCCAGAAGTCAAATCTCTAAATATATTTCCTACAGCGTTCCCTATCGACTGAACAAAGGACAGTAACTCTTGACTTCTGACTGTATTCTCATCTAATAATCTCTGTGTTGATTTTAAGAATTCCTCTAATGCTAGTGCCCTGTTGTAGTACTCTGTAGCGTATTCAACATTTCCAAGGGCATACATTTGCTCAGAAAGCTCTTTTAACGCTGAAATCTGAGCCTGAGCATAATCTATATCAGTCAAACCACCAAGGCTTCTTTGAAAGTCAAGTTGCCTCATGGTTTCATCGAAAGAACCATTTATCTGTTTATATGCCTCAGCTAATTCCCTTGCCTTAATTGCTGCATTAGACTGACTGGTATATTCAATAAATTTTGCAAGGGCATCAATGCCTTCTTTGGTTTCTGTTTTTCCGAAAAGAGCCGCAGCAACAGCGAGCTGCTGTTGAGCAGCCGCATAAGCCTCCAGTTTTGATATATTGTCTCCTGTAACCTCAAATTCAGCCTTTGCCTGAGCCATTGCTTCTTTGGCGGCTACAATAGCCTTTTCCCAGTCTGTAAGCTCTTTTGCAGTGTCCGATAAATCTGTTTTTGTCTTGTCAAATGAGTAGCCAAGGGCTTCTAGTATTTTTTTTAGTTCATCAAGTTCTTCATTGGCGACCTCTATGTCCTTAAATGCTTGAATTGCATTGCCTCCTCTTTTAGCTTGATCCTGAAGTTGCTTAATTGATTCCTTAACCTTATTGTATCTTTTTAGTATTTGCTCAAGTGTTTTTCCGCCCATTTTATCTTCTAAGTCCCTGTCTGCATTTATGGCAGCCAGTGTGCCAGCCGCCATATCGGCCCCTCGCTTAAACTCCTTTTGCACCTCCAGCATTCTCTCAAGTTCCTTGAGTTGCATATCGAGAGCTATTCTATCTTGCACTAGCGACCTTCTTCTATTATAGGTGCTCCCGTAGACGCTCAAAGGAATTAGACCGAAAATAGGGTCTTTCTCGGAGCCTACGTTCGCCTCTTTCTTCTCTATGTCTGATATCTGAGTTTTTAATTCAGCTATTTTTGTTTGTAATGATGATATAGCTTCGTCTGGAACAGTTATATCTTTAAGGGATTTCTTAAATTCTTCAAATGATGCAGTTGCATCATCTGTGTTTGTGATGAATGCAGCAAGAACCCCTGTGGCAACACCTACAATTCCAACCCAACCCAAGCTTGACATAATCAACCTCATGCTAGCAGCAAACCTGGCGCTTACTATCGCAGCCTGAGTCATCAGTATATTGTAACTAGCAATACTGGCAAGAAGCGGTCCGATAACAGCTAAAAGAGAAGCCACGATAGCCATCACAACCTTGATCGGGCCTGGGATAGCCGAGAAGCCGTTCATAAGGAACGTCAAGGCGTCAAGCAGCGACCTGATCGCTGGCTCTACCGCAGTTGCAAATGAAATCTGTAACTCCTCGAAGGCTGACTGTGTTCGCTTCAGTGAGTAGTATAGAGAGTCCTCAATAACGTTAGAGACATTCTGAAGATAACCCTCAGAGTTCTCCATGCCTAAAGCGAAATTATCAATGAATTTCTGCTGTCCCTGCAAAGCAACACCCATACCAGCAGCCCTAATTCCTACCTCTTGTAAAACATCACTGAATGATCCGTTACTATTGATGAAATCCCTCATCGACTGGCCAGAGTCGTCGCTGGCAGCAGCAACCTCTACCAATATCCTCCTTAATTGAGTACCAGCTCTAGAGCCCTTATATCCAGCGTTGGCGAGCACGGCAAGCATACCAACAGTTTGCTCAAAAGAGAAACCCATGGCATCGGCTTCAGCACCAACATAGTTGAGCGAGCTGGTTAAACCTTCAACATCAAGGGCAGAACTAGCAACAGCATAAGCAAATGCGTCTGTAGCATACTGTGCCGCTTCAGTTTTACTTGAAAATTCAGAGAAGGAGTTGGGCATCTTGTTGAGAAGCTCAACTACAGTAGCTCCGGCTTTGGCTACATCAATATCAAGGGCCTGTGCAAATCTAACCGCTTGATCTTGAACAGCCTTGATTTCTTTTTCCCTAAGGCCCAGCTTGACCAATTCCAGTTGTAGGTTAGATATCTCGGCGGCCGTAAATATCGTGTCCCTACCCAGCTGTCTGGCTGAATTAGATAGCCCCTCTATAACAGAAGAGCTTCCACTGAGACCGGCAATTTTAGCTTGAATAAAGCCAAACTCAGCGGCCGTCTTAGTTGCCGTTGCAGCAAATGCTGCGATGGGAAGGGTAAGAGCCGCAGAAAGATTCACACCGATGCTCTGCATCGATCTGTTCATCTTCAGCAGTTCTCTCTCTGCGCCCTGTACCTGGCCCTTGAATTTGCTTACATCAAGTATTAGAGCGGCTGTTATGCTTGCTATGGATGCCATTTTTGAGTCTTTGGAAGGTCTGTTTTATATCTTTTTCCGGCTTCTTGTTTTCTTTAGCGTACGGATGGAAGTCTTCTGGCTTATATGACCTACTGTTAGACGATCTGTTTACATTGGCTATCATAGACAATATAGTCGCGGTATGATTCCAGCTTATGCTATCCCTTAGCTTTATACCACTTACCACTGCTGACGCTTCAGCGAAGGTCATATCCCAAAACAAATGAGGCAGGATACCTGCCTCAAGTGCTGAATTGTAAATTTCTTTTAGCGACACCGGCGCTTCCGGTTCCGTGTCGCTTAATCCTTTTTTTCTTCCAGCGCAAGGGCGTTGCTAATAGCTTCTCCAATTTTCTCGATATCATTCTCATCAAGTAGCTCGACGATAAATCTCTCTTTAGCGATCTTGAAGTCTTTTCCTTTTCTGATCGCCTCTACCTTACATGAATGATAGCAGATTTTGGCAAACGTGGCAAGCTGATTTTTCTCAATAGACTCACTGAGCTTTTCAATCTTAATGCCCTCGTGCTCTTCCAACATATAGAGCACCGAGTTGGTGAAGGCGGCGTCCAATTCGACACCGCCGATTTTCACCTTGAATTCTCCTCGGAATTTATTCATTACAGCTTGATAAGGTCCCCGTAGCCTTTGATAGAGACAGTGTAGGTGGAGATATCATCAACTGCTGCCGTGATACCTGCGCTCTCGATAAGTCCTTGGCCGATGTAACCTTCGTCAGTTGCGATTTCAAACTTCACAATCACGAAGTATTTTGCATTAGCTGCGTCGATAGCGGTGATCGGGGTGCCCTCGTAGGTGTCGTCATCGACATAGACCAGACCATCGATAGAAGACGACCAAGAGGTAGCTCCAGAAGCGATAAACATTTGAGAAGTACCGATACCCGTTCTAGCAGCAACTTCAGAGATGGTGGAGGCGGATTCGATAGAGGTTGACGTAGCAGCGCCTACCAACAAAAGGTCGGTGGCGGCATCTGTGAGTGCAGCCTCAGCAGTGACGACTTTTCCAATTCCGACGAAAGCGCCAGCAGTGGTTTTAACAATAACGTACTCTCCAGCGGTCATGCCTGCGGGAGCGTTCGTAGAAGTGACAACGGTTCCTTCAACAATGGGGATGGGCTCCGTCTGCGGAGTGTCAAGCACATACACCCCTACGTAGTTAGAGGCAATAGTCGTGTTAGGCATTTCTAAGGTTTTTAATGGTTTTCTCTACAAATATAGTATATTGAGACATAAATCTGTTAAGCACGTTTTGCTGTTGACCCTTATATTTTGTTTGGAACGGGAACCTCTTGGAACTCTTCATTTGACGAGCTGGAGAGGCAAAGAAGTGTACCCTCCATCCAGCAGATTGCTTGTTCCTACGCGAGTTTACTGGACGGACTTTGGCGCCTATAATCCCTTTTCTATAAGAGACAAAAGTGCCTATGCCCATGGCGCGGCTTAGCTTGCCAGTCTTTCTTTGAGCAATTTCGTAGATCGATGAGTTTATAGTTGTCTTCCATGGCTTCACAGCGTCTGCCATGATTTTTCTAACCTCCTTTTGATCGCCTGTAGTAAGCTGTCTACCCATCTTTCTGAGCTGTTTCATCAAGTCAGATGAGTCGATTATGATTCTATCTGCCATTTTAATAGACTATATTGAGTAAGACGGTAAAGCAAACAACGCCCTCTTCTATGCCGTTCCATGACTCCCTCACGTCGTATGCATTTGTGTTGACGTAAACCTCTACATCCATCTTTATTTGCATACCAGGCTTGAGGTCTATGGGAGGTGGTATTGGTATGTATACGTATGGGAACCACCCGTAGTTGTACTGAGGTAGGTTGGCCCCATTACCATGGACTATAGCGTCGGTACCTAAGAAGTTACGGTCAAACCAAACTCCTTTGTCCCATTGCGTCACCGTGTAATTGAAGACGGACATCTCTCTATCATCCTCTAGCACATAGGTACCGTTAAGCATTAAAAAGACGTCTTCATTTTCGTTCACTATAGTCACGCCAGATCCTATCTCAAGTGAATCAGAGCCTGCCTTTATGAAGTAGCCGTTAGCCACCTCTGCACTTACAAGGTCTCCAAGCAGTTCCTCGCTTGGATTCCATTCAGATATAACGCCATCAGTTATGACGAAAGTTGTTTGATCGGACATGACGTACGATCCATCAACTAGATATACCTGCTCAGAATTTGGCCCATTAACATATACGGTCACTCCGACATCTATGGCTTCGGCCCCGTCATCTGGCAGTATATTCTGACCTGGAAGGAAGGATATTGTTGAAAGCTCAAAAGGTGCCTCTTCTGGATCTGGATCGAAAAGTTCCCAGTTGGTATCCTTTATACGATACAAAAGCTCAGCCTTTTTGTTGGAATAAAAGAACTTATTGTTCAGCGTAAACTTCCAAGGCTGACCCTTAATGAGGTTTATGATGTTTACGTCTTCGCTTGAGTTTGTGTTGAAGTCAGCGTCTATCTTGGCGTTGTCTCTGTAATACTCACCAGCACCTACGCTAGTCAATGTCTGGCGAGTGAACTGCTCAACCCTCCAGTAGCCGTCTACTGTTACATCTTGACGATATTCAAAGTCCTTGTACTCCTTTCCGTTCCACGACTTTATATTGCAAACTATAGTGTTCTTATTTTTTCCGACTATAGTGTCGCTATAAAACAGCTTGGGCATGGGAGTGGGGACCTCCAAAAGGTCAATGGGCTCCTCTTCCTCAACGGGAGGGTCTACCGGCGGGTCTACTGGCGGGTCTACCGGTGGATCTACAGGTGGGTCTACCGGTGGTTCCTCTGGGTCTGGAGGCAACGGCACAATGCGATAGCCTATAGGCTCCTCTTCATGGACATACATCGTCCCACGAATTTGCAGGTCTTTTTGGTAGACATCGTCCACATACATCTTGACGCTGCTAATCACAGGTGGGTGCTCATCGTTTATATAGACCTCCTGATTGGTCTTGTAATTCATGGCTACCCAGCTCTCCTCCATATTTATGGCGGGAACTTCGATCTCTACTTCTTCATTTGATGTGTTGATAGTAGGCTGATAAGTCACCGGGAAGTGCATATCATCGAACAACACGCCAATCTGATTCGGTATGAATAACGTCTTTTGAATCTTGCCGGGAACATCGCTCTGATCATCTCTCGATTCACCCCGAATAACCAAAGACTGACGCCTTCCAATAATGTGAATTGAGTATATGTTGAAGCTGGCTTCTTCTAGTTCAAAGAAGTCGTCAAAGTCAATGCCAGCAACAAACCTGGTGGTTATTTCAACCTTTACCTTACCCGTCTTTTGATCATTGATAAATTCCTCAGAAGCACCGGCAGACGGGGTTCCAATATATTTCACATGGCAGTATGTGGAAAGGAAAAGCTCAGCCTCTAGAGAGGTGGCTCCAAAGTCATCTACCACAGAGTTATTCCTGTAGAACTTTACGGGGATGTCCATATCCCCGGCTCCAATGATAGAAGCCATCTTAGTATTTTTTTGCTGATGCTAAAAGTCTATCTACGCCCTCCTTCACCATCGTGGTCACTCCGCCGATATGCTCGGCTTCACGCTGGTTGTAGTAGTGGCCAACAAGGAGAAGGATCGCTTCCAGAGCCTGAGTTGGAGCTTGAGAGGCATAAACGCCCCCACTGAGCTGGAAGGTGTACGTGTAGTCGCCGTTTTCCTTGAGGTCTCCCGGCGGATCAATTACAGATATTTCGTATGGATGAATCACCTTGGTGAAGGTGAATCGCTGCCCGCCTAAATCCTTATACGTGTCGTCATCCGCGTAGTATTTCGCGTTGGCAATATCCGTAAACATAAAAAGACCCCTAAGTTTTAACTTGGTGTCTCCACTTGCCACCTTTACGATGGTTGGTGTAGAAGCAGACCTGAATATGATGTTCAGTCTGGATTCAACCATAGCAATGGCTGACTTCATATAGTATTCGATAACATCTGCCTCTGTGTAATCAAAGAGGCGTAGATGCTTCATAACCACGCTTTGAGGTATAAACTCGTACGGCGAAAGGCTTTGAGATACTATTTCGTACTTCATGATATAAAGTTAAATAAAAGGGGAGGATTGCTCCTCCCCCCTTTCCGTCATAAGGTAACCTGTCGGGTAAATTACGCCATCGCTGCAACCCCGTCGAAGCACTCGTCCTGCAACACAACTACATCTTTGTAGACGTTTGCGAGGATCCGGACGACTCCTTTGTGAGCGTCGCTATAGGGGTCAATGATGAGATTCAGGCCGCCCCATTCTCCCGTAACCACTTGGCTGTAGTCAAACATATAGAAGTGGCCAGCAGTGACCTGCGAGGATACAACGGTTTCGTAGCCAAGGACGTTCTTGCGAACGAGCGGGCTTTCTGCGAACATGAATCCGCTACCTGCATCAATGCTAAGTGCGCGGGCTCTGCGGTAAGCATCGGGGGCACACAACACCTTAACCATGTTGATATCAACATCTCTTGCGAGAAGCTGAGCCTCAAGGTGAGTCGGGTTGAGGTTGTCGGCAGAGAAACTCTGCATAGTTCCAGCCGTAGTTTGGTTGTAAGCTACACCTCCGTTAGCATCGCCCAAGATAGCTGCGCAAACGTCTGCGCTGAACTTCTTGTCGACAGCCTTACGGATTTCAGCCGCGATGAACGCTCCCATATCGTCTGCGCTCTGAGCCAACAACTGCTCGGTAGCACGAACGTATGCGCTGTAGCGAGTCGGAGCAAGCTGTTTAGCCTTAAAGTCGACAGCGTCGTTTGTGGCTGCAGCGCCTTCGTTGGGAGAGGTAGCTGCGAGCTTTGCAGTTGCGTCAGCCACCTGGAACACCACATTTCCGCTCAAGCCAGTCAGGTTGCGGATTCCCAGCTGAGAAGCGACATCACGCGGGCTCATGTAAGGGATCAGGCCAGCGTCCATATTTCCAACGGTGCCGCCCCACGTGTGAGAGGTGTTAGCAACGGTAGCGCCGACAGACATTGGGTCCGTGTGAGCGCGAAGGACCATAGATGGAATGGAAATGCCACCAGCCACATTCACCTTTGCGTTGGTGAATTCCTGGCGAGCCTCAGCATTCATCTCTGCCTCGAGACCAGTAAGACGACCCTCGGAGGCTTCCTTGATGGCCTTACCGAAAGAGAAACGCTTGGCGACATTCGCCTCAGAGTCGCCCAGGCTCTGGATGTATGCGGGCGTGGTTTTGTTTTCCATTGTATTATTGGAAGTTTGGGTTTGTGGAGCGTAAGGTTGTGGTAGGATGTTATTATCTACCAGTTGTTGAGATTGCATCATGCGTGAAATGGCTACATCTGTGGTTGGGTAAGCACCTTGCGTGGTTGGAGAAACATCGTAAAGCTTCTTTACTCTTTCGATGATACGCAAAGGCTGATTTCCGCGCTTCTCCCAGCGATCTTTTTCAACCGTGAATCCAAACGATGACGTCGACACGTTGCCCGTGCGGATATTTTCTGCTAGGTCTTTGGCGTAGGACTGGTTGCCCAACTTGAAGCGGTACTTCAGGCCCTGGCCGTCGTCCCACAACTCCAATCCGCGACCTACACGGGCGAGAGGCATATTCCAGTCGTGATTAAAGAGGGCAACAACGTTGCTCATGTCGGCCTCGCTGAACGCCCCGCGAGAGATACGCTCTACGAACTGACCGCCGATTTCCGTCTCCTCGTCGTAGCGAGCGGCATAACCCTCGATGGTCACACCGTCCTCTTCGTCGGCACGGAATTCACAAGCGATGGATCTTGCCTCGAGGTTGTTGACGGCAGAACGCTCATCGACCATTTCTTCTTCCTCCTCCACTGGCTCTTCCTCCTCCATGGGTTCTTCAGCCATAACCTCGTCCATCACCTCCTCGACAGCGTCTTCCACTGCCTCGATGATAGCCTCAGTCAGCTCTTCCATATCCATGGCACGATTCTCTTCCATCTCCTCGACTTTAGAGCGGCTCCAATCCAGGGCCGGTTTGCCGCCCCACATAAGGTAGCTGATGGTGCCGCAGGCCGTAGTGTCATTTTCGTCGTAGTAGGTTTCAGCTCTCGAGAGGTAGGAGTACATACGTACAACACGGTCTTCCGAAAGAGACTCGCCAGAGGAAAGGATTCTTGCCGTCTCCTTGCCTACAGCGGTAGCGCACTTGCCTCCGTTCTCCTCGTTAAGCTCCAGGCCCCTCTTGGCATTTGAGGTCATAACCTCGGGGTAATCTGAATATGGCATTACGAAAGGTTTTTCCAGGTTGTGTTAGCAGACAAAGCACCCGTGACACTTGAAGAATGATATGCCACTGCATATTGGTAAAGAGCCTTGCCAACTCTAAAAGATGCAGCTCCGGTCGCAGGGTTGGTGCGCGATGCCGAATCAGCATGACCTAAAGACATAGCAATAGAGATGTCGGTTCTTGAATTGATATAGCCAATAGAGTCATAGAACGCATCTAGTACGGCTTTTGCCTGAGCTTGAGTAGGAGCGGTAGTGCCCTCGTAGTGAAATACGTATTCAGGTCCTTTTGGTGTAGATGTGTCCCCAATGTGTGAAGAGCTATGATCCGCTCTTACATTTCTGAATTTGTAAAGATATATTGCCATTATTGCTTTTTATTTATTTCGGTTACTTTATCAGCATAGTTATCCATAGAAGCCAGTGGAATCTGGTTCAACTGAATATGGTGATTATCTCCTCCGTCGACAGGAGAGAGACCTTCACGTGACCTGACCTCGTTTATAGACAATACACCGTCGGAAAGAAGTGAATGGTAGTATGTCGCTCGAGCGGATGAGTCGGCACGCAGAAGGCTGTCTACGTCGAAACGGCAAGAGAGCATATCGTCAAAGCCTAAAAGCTTTCTCTCAAATTCAAGCTCAATTCTTTTTACCCATGGCATAATACAACCCTGATAGAACTGAAGAACCTGCTGCTCATAGTTGCTATATGCTGTATTTCCATCCAAGCCAATCATGGCTGGAGGAACCTGGTACATCTGGCAGATCTCTTGAGCACTATGCTTTTTTAGCTGAAGGAACTGAACCTGGTCGAGAGGCAGTGTCATCGGCTGGAACTGGAAACCACCGCCAATGATAGCGATCTTGTGCGCGTTCTCACTACCAGCGTAT